TAGATTTTTCGAACTCACCGACCGTTTGGGACTTTGTAAACGATGATTCGTTTGTCCGTGGGCTGATGGGGCCGGTTGGTTCTGGTAAGTCGTATGGTTGCGCTGCTGAGATTATGTTGCGAGCGGTGCGGCAGAAGCCATCGCCGCGTGATGGAATACGTTATACGCGGTTTGTGATCGTTCGGAACACTTATCCGGAGCTGCGAACCACAACGATCAAGACCTGGCAGGAATTATTCCCTGAATCCACCTGGGGCGGGATGCGTTGGCAGCCGCCAATCACTCACCATCTGAAGCTGCCAGCTCGCGGTGACGCTGCGGGGATTGATTGCGAGGTAATATTTTTGGCGCTGGATACGCCGCAGTCTGTTCGAAAGCTGTTATCGCTGGAGATTACGGGTGCCTGGTGCAACGAGGCGCGGGAGCTGCCAAAAGCTGTGGTTGATGGACTGACTCACCGCGTGGGTCGTTATCCGACCAAGGCTGATGGCGGGCCGACCTGGTACGGGATCTGGATGGATACTAACCCGCCAGACAATGACCACTGGTGGCATACGCTATCCGAGAAGGAACCGATCAAGGGCGACTTTCCTTGGACGTTTCATCGCCAACCTGGTGGTGTATTGCCCGTTACCAAGGACGATTTGCCTGAGAACCCAGAGGCGAATGGATTTATTTTTTCTGGTGGTAAATGGTGGATGGTTAATCCCAATGCCGAGAACCGGAATAACCTGCCGCCTGGTTATTATCAGCAGTTATTGGGTGGGAAGAATGCTGACTGGATCCGGTGCTATGCCCAGGGTATGTATACCTTTGTCCAGGAAGGACGGCCAGTATGGCCTGAGTATGATGACGAGATGATGAGCGCGGATCTGGAAGCTGATCCGTATTACTCGATTCAGATTGGTGTAGATTTTGGTTTGACTCCGGCTGCGGTCTTTGGTCAACGAACTGCTGGTGGCGCCTGGCGTATACTGGAGGAGCTGGTGACGTTTGACATGGGGCTAGAGCGTTTCGGCCAAGAATTATTGGGCAAGATTGCTGAGAAATACAGTAAGCATGAAATCTTAATCTGGGGTGATCCGGCGGGTAATAAGCGAGACGAGATCTATGAGGTGACGGCCTTTGACCACCTAAGATCAATAGGGTTCAAGGCGCAGCCGACTGATAGCAATGCGTTCCAGGTACGGCGGGAGGCTGGTGCATCGCCAATGACTCGGCTGATATCTGGCAAACCTGCACTGATGGTTGACAAGAAATGCTTACGCTTGCGTAAAAGCTTATCCGGCGGTTACTTTTTTAAACGGCAAAGCCTGGGCGCGGGTCAAGAGCGGTTCAAAGACACGCCGGTCAAGAACGATCACTCGCACGTTGGTGATGCTTTTGGGTATCTGATGCTGGGTGGCGGCGAACAACGACGACTACGCCGAGGCAACCACCAATCCTCTGGTCAAACCTATACGGCTAATACTGACTTCGCCATATTCTGATGATGCAACTGCCTACCATTAGGATGTCGAACGACCAGATACTTGTGCCGTTCAACCCTAAGCATGTGTACTCTATCGAACTAAAGCCGTTTGAGGTTGAGTATGTCGAAAACATACCGAACTATTACGAGTGCGTCATCGATAATGCGATGCCTGGGTTCTCCTGGACGTTCATCTGTCAAGGTAGACCTACTGCCATCTTCGGCGTAAGACCTTTATGGTCTACCAATTTCGAGATGTGGATGATCCCAGGCGAGGGCATTGAGAAGAATGCGATAGCGGTGTTGCGTGGTGCCAGGCATATTATTGATGGTATTGTCGCAGAGTTCGATGTATTGCGATTGCAGATTACGGTTAGATGCGAAAATGAGATAGCATATAAATTCGCCAAAAGACTTGGTTTTAAGGTAGAATCGGTGATGCGGTACTTTGGCCCTGAAGGGGCTGACTATTATCTGATGACGAGGATTACCGAATGAGCGCGTTATTTAAAACACCAAAGGCTCCCAAGCCTGACCCAAAACTGATTGCCGCCCAAGAAAGGGCCGAGGCAAGAGCCGAAGCTGCCGAGCAATCTCTGCAAGAGCAAATTTCAGCGCGTAAGAGATCTCGGCGCACTGGTGGCTTGCGTATGCTGCTATCGCCTAGTCGAGTTCAAGGCCAGATAGAGCAAAGGAAAGCAACGCTAGGCGCTGGTGGTTAAAGTGCGGTGGGCTGGGGCGCTCTCGCTCCTCTTCCCCTTAGCTCCGGCTCGCCGCACGCTATTAAAATATTAGGAGATTCAAATGACAATTTTGAGCAGAGACACTGGACTGGTCGAGGCTTCGTTGAGCGCGCAGAATACGTTCAGTGATGGCCTTTATACTGACGATTCTTTTAACTTTTCGGTTGAAGGAACATGGGTCGGAACGATTACCGCCCAGCGTAGCCTAGATCTTGGCGTGACCTGGCGTGATGTGGATACTTTCACGTCTAACATTGAGACATACGGCTTTGATCCAGGCCCAACGGTTGCATACCGTGTTGGCTTCAAGACCGGCGAATACACCAGCGGCACTGCCAATGTTCGTATAGGTCGATAACATGGTTGCTAAACGCTACCAGAACCCTAAAGGCGGATTGAACGAAGCTGGCAGGAAGCATTTTGAACGAAAGCAAGGGGGTGATCTAAAGCCGCCAGTAAAATCTGGTGATAATCCCAGACGAGCCAGCTTTCTAGCAAGGATGGCTGGCAACTCTGGACCTGAGCGTGACGAAAAGGGACGGCCCACCAGGCTGTTATTGTCATTGCGAGCATGGGGCGCATCATCTAAAGCGGATGCCAAGAGCAAAGCTGCCGCAATGAGCAAACGATTAAAGGCGAGAAGAGATGCCTAGACTAAACGTAAACGATTTGATGGAGCGAGAGGCAAAAGCCCAGGCTCGAAAAGATTTGTGGCGATCCATTTACGAGGATTGTTACGAGTACGCGCTACCACAGCGCAATTTGTACGATGGATATTACGAGGGCAGAGTTCCTGGACAGTCGAAAATGTCGCGGGTCTTTGACTCGACAGCGGTTCATGCAACGCAACGATTCGCTAATCGCCTCCAGGCGGGTTTATTTCCACCATACAAGCAGTGGTGCAGACTCGAAGCTGGCACTGGAATCCCGCAAGAGCAAGCGGCGCAAGCCCAAACCATCCTAGATAACTACAACGTCAGAATGTTTGACGCGCTGCGTCAGTCTAACTTTGACCTGGCTATGGGTGAGTTCCTGCTGGACATGGCAGTCGGTACTGGTGTGATGATGATTACGCCTGGCGATGAAGCCACGCCGATTAGATTTACTGCTATTCCACAGTATCTTGTTGCTATTGAGGAAGGTAGCCACGGCAATGTCTCTAACATTTATCGCAAGCTGCGAGTAAAGGCTGAAGCGATAATGCGGGAGTTTCCTGACGCTCAGATGACCGTTGAGCTTGAAGAGGCAATGACCAGATCTCCAGAGAAAGAACTGGATCTGACTGATGCTGTAATCTTCGATAACGAAACTGGTCGATATCATTATCATGTCTTGTGGACTACCAAAAGGCAAGAGCTAGTGTATCGTGAGATGCGATCAAGTCCATTTATTGTTTCCAGATACTTGAAGGTTGCCGGTGAGGTATATGGCCGAGGGCCGCTTGTTACTGCGATCAGTGATATTAAGACGCTGAACAAAACGCTGGAGCTGGTTCTAAAGAATGCATCTCTAGCGATTGCTGGCGTATACACTGCGGCAGACGATGGTGTATTGAATCCACAGAACATTAAGATTCAGCCAGGTGCGGTGATTGCCGTTGCAAGAAACGGTGGCCCACAGGGTGCTTCATTGTCGCCATTACCCAGAGCTGGGGACTTCAATACGAGTCAGATTGTGGTCAACGATCTTCGCATGAACATCAAGAAGATCATGATGGATGATACCCTGCCGCCAGATAACATGAGCGCCAGGTCAGCAACTGAGATTGCAGAAAGAACCAGAGAGCTTGCATCGAATCTTGGGTCTGCCTTTGGCCGATTGATTACTGAAACGATGGTTCCCATTGTTACCAGGGCGTTGTTCGTCATGGACCAGCAGGGTTTGATTGACTTGCCGCTAAAGGTAAACGGTGTTGAGGTTAAGGTTGTACCTGTATCTCCGCTGGCGCAAACGCAGAAGCTGCAAGAGGTCAATGATGTTGTGCAGTATATGCAGATTGCCAATCAGATGGGTCCAGAAGGCCAGGCTGTAATCTCTGTACCGCGAGTATTGCAGTTTATTGCAGAGCGACTTGGTATTGATCAGAATCTTTTGACTACTGAAGAGGAGCAAATGATGATGATGCAACAGATGATGATGATGCAACAGGCAGCGGCGCAGCCGCAGCAGGTAGATGATGGGGGCGCAATAGAGGAAGCGATTCAATGAGCGATGGATGGGAAGGGTTAAACGAGGCTTTTTATGAGGCACCAAAGGCAGATGACATGGATATTCTGTACGGGCGTGTCTTTAAAAGTGAAGAAGGTCAGAAGGTATTGAGCCATCTTCGAGGGATTACAATTGAGCAGCCGAGCTGGAATCCAGGAGAAGATTCTAGTTTTGGTTATGTCAGAACTGGCATGGCAGAGATTGTAAGGATGATCGAGAAGCGAATAGTAAGGAGCGAAAATGGATAACGCAGCACAAGAAGACAACACAGAAGCACAAGAATCTTTGTTAAATTTATCTGTCTCGGAAGATGCAGAAGCAAGCCAAGAGGCGCCGATCCCATTGCATGATGATTCGGATGCGCCGGTAGGCCAAGAAGCAGATTCAGATGAGCCAGCCCTGGAGCGGCCAGACTACTATCCCGAGAAATTCTGGGACGAGGATGGCCCTGATGTTGAGAAACTAGCCAAATCTTATGCCGAGTTGGAGAAGCAATTCAAGCAGGGTAAACACAAAGCGCCTGAAGAATACGATCTGTCCTCGTTAGAGAATGCCGGTCTATATGCTGAAGATGATGTAATGGGCATATACAAAGACTGGGCCAAGGACAATGGCATCAGTCAACAAGCGTTTGAAGAATTAGCCCAGGCAGTGTTGAGTACAGCTCAAGAAGGCCAAGAAGAGATGACGGTCAATCACCAAGAAGAGATGAACAAGCTTGGTGAGCGCGCTCAAGAAAAGATCCAAATGGCTGAAAGATTGTTACTCAAAGCCCCGTTATTCGACATAGCTTCTCGCTCATTGTTAGATAACGGGGCTTTGAGTAACAATCTTTCAGCCATTTGGATCTTTTCTT